CATCTTTAGCTCGCCTTCATAGGCTTCGACTTCAAGGTTCATTAGAACCTCTTCCATTCATACTCAGAGTTGCCCGTCTTGAATCGCACATACTCAACACCATCATCCTCAGTGCGTTCTTCAAGGATCTCGGTGATCAGAGTAGTCTGCCACCAGTCTTGCGCAGAGTATGAGCGGGCGTAGTGAGAACCAACTATCATCACAGCACCAATCTGAGGCCGTGCGTTTTCTTGAATTTCCTTATCAATCATCTTTCCTGTATCCTGATCAAACACCGGAAAGATAGCTTGACTCATCTGACCAGAGTCCCCAGCACCATCACGAGTACGACGAAGAGAGTAAGGCATTAGTCAGTCACCTTCTTATAACGATTGATAGAACCATCAGCTTCTTCAACCATGATCTCATCCTTGTAAGCGGCCAGGACCCGAGCCTCGCCCTCTGCAATGACGCGATTACTGTCCCGGAGCTTACGCAGCACAGCGTTAGCAATACCAAACTTATTACGGTTGGTTTCCTTTGCTTGCTCGACAGCCTCTGCACACTCCCGATACACATCATCAGGCAATGACCAGGACATATCGACACCCGCATCTAAAGCACCAACACGACGAAGGTATTCCTGGCCGCCATCAACAGAGATAGACCCGCACGTGCAGGTGACGAAGTCGTGTCGGTGCCTGGAGAAGATGAAGTCCCCACAGCTCAAGCAGGACATGGCGTTCTGAATAATCATTTCAACTTCCCATCATATGTACGAAGCCAAGGCTGGGCCATGAGATACTTATCACCCAGCTTCTGAGCGACACCATACCAGTAATCCTTGAACTTTGGATCCTGGGCACGATCGCCCGCTTCACGACACCTATCGATCGCTGTCAGTGCTTGAGCCCAATTCATATTACAATCCCAAGATAGAGGAAACTTTTTTCGGATCCGAAGTCAGACCCTTACCCGAACGCAGATACTCTACGATCTGCTCGAAGTAGAACGCGCTGTCTTCATGACCCGCTCCATTGAGCTGCGCCGCGCATTCACGAGTAAACTGCATCAGAGTCATCGGATTAATCCGGTCATCTCCAATCGGCTTCTGAACTTTACCACCACGTTGATACATAATATAATCTCCAAAAAAGGAATATGGACAGGGTCGACTCACCTAGGGAATTTACAAAGAATTCAATCCCAACCCAATTTACGAAAAGTCACTCGTGACCCTGTCCATATTCTAGTTATAGCCCAGCTGAGGAATAAAGTCAACTAGGATATTTTCTCTGTGCGCATAACATAGTCGCTGACCATATCAAAGAAGTCTTCTGGCTTGTTGATAGACATCAACAGCAGACTGTCCCGGATATTCTCGTCGATTCCATGTTTATAGAAGTAGTCTTCGACGGCGCGGGCAACGGTTTCCTCACCGAAATACAGGCACGAAGGACATTCCATCTCACATCTCCATCATACGTTCGAAGGCAAAACGCTCAGCATGAGCGTCATAGTTGCAGCAGTCACGGAATGTGACCTTGAACTTCATCATCTCGAGAGCGGTATCAGCGAGGCGAGCAATCGAGTAATTCGAAGGCGATTTCTCGTTGTAGTACTCGATATAGATCCAGTTGATCAGATCATGATTGGCGTTCCAGCCCTGCATGATCTTGACAACCTCACCACGGATGGTGCCAGCGGCGGATTCGTAGCGAACGCGATCGCCAACGAGAACGGTCTTGGGAGCAGCCATCTTACTTTCCTTCTTCCATCTTCTTCAGACGTTCAGCTTCCTCGACGGCCCACTGGAAATCGCCAGGACGAGCGTTGCCATTCTTGTAAGCAGTTTCGAGCATCCGCTCCAGCATTTCACTCATCTTCTGCATCTCAATCTTCCTTCTCTTCACTCTATATACCCTTATCGCTCTTTTTCACAAAAAGGTCAACAGCTCACTCATAAACAATTTCAGATGTCATAACCCTTACCGAAGTAGCCATTCTTATCGAGCACAAAACCAGTCTCTTCGTTCGAGTCGAACTTACCATTGAGCTGAACAATGAGGTCTGACTTCACAGCCTGGATCCAGAACACATCGTTGAAGTTCTGGACCTCAACCAAAACCGGGCCGCGGTAAGCTGTGAGCTGTTTGATGAGGTCTTTCTTAATCATTCTATCGTTCCTTCACTTGATATCTCCTTATCCTGTTTTTTTCAGAATAAGTCAACAGCAAAATCAGTCCATCGACATGAATTCGTAGCCCTTGCCAGACTTCCAGATGCAGCCGACCCGGGGGCCTGGGGGCTTAGTGTCATAGAAGCAGGTCATCTGATCGCTTACCTGAAAGACTGGCATGGGACCGTACCGATCGAAATTATGTTCTTTCGGATCGCCGATCGTCACCATAGTCAGCTTCGGATTGTGGTCACGAGCCTTCTGAGCCTGGGCGAGGCTACGACCAACCATTCGCTTGTAGTCGCTACCACCGTCCCAGCGGCCCGAATCCTTATAGGCATACTTGGTGATGCCAACGGTGATCGGAGCCCGGCTAGGGTTGTCGATCGCAACGATCGGATTCTTGCGGAGTGTGTAAACGTAAATGCCCATGTCATTCTTCCTTCTCTTGACCTTATAATTCAATATAGAGTCTTTTTCATAAAAAGACAACAGTTATTTTAAAAAGGGGACCGAAGCCCCCTTTTTATTTTAGCGATTAATCAATGAGTTCTTCGACATTGACGAGTTTGATTTCTGTGGTCCATTCGGGGATATCTTCGAGGTCGTTTTCGGTAGGAAGGTTTTCCCAAAGTTGGTTATTGAACCAATCAATTTGGGTTTGGGTGAGAGGTTGTGAAGTTTGAAAGTTGTAGGTGTAAACTGGATTTTTCATTTTGGAGTTCCTCTGCTTGCTTTCGATATACCCTTATCCTCCGTTTTCACAAAAAGGTCAACGACTATATTGCTTGGCTAGGATCTCGAGATAGAATTGATTGTACTTAGCCATACGATCAATGTCCTTTTGAGTGATGCCTTTCAACCGGCGGATGTCAGTGTTGTGACGGAGATCAGCCATCTTGACCAGCATTGCATCTTCGCTAGCGAGCACTCTCTGTTTGTATTGATCATAGCTCTCGCCTGGCACCTTAGTGAGCACCCGAACAGCATTGATAACACGAGGGGTGCAGCCAATGTCTTCGAGATCCTGCCATGTGGTCTTTGTATCCTCAACAACATCGTGGAGCAATGCAACACACTGCAGCTCTTCATCATCTGTCTTGAGATAATGCATAACCTTTATCGGGTGGAGGATGTATGGCTTACCACCGCGGTCAAACTGACCTGCGTGTGCATTGGTAGCAAGAACTAATACCTTACCTAGAAGTTCGCCTTTTTTCATATTCGATTCCTTTTCCTTATATACCCTTATCGCCTATTTTTATAAAAAGGTCAACACCCCAGACAAAAAAAGAGCAGGCCCTTTCGAGCCTGCTCTCTATGCGTGGACGGGAGGAACCCCACCTGCCTTGCAGCTTCCCCGTCAATTCCAGTCGCCGAAGCACTTGCCTCTAGCATGAACGCGTCATACTTACACGCATTGTAATGTTTTATTTATATAAAGTAGTTACTTCATACGGAATGTTTTTTAAAAAAAATGCAGGTGTTTCACCATTAAATCCACCTCCAAGGTTCAGATGACGACATAAGTCCTTGGCCTGGTTGTTGGTTAGCTCGCTCTTAATGATGTTCCCTGTCACTGTCTCGAGCACATCAAACAGATTATTAGACTTCTGCATCTTGTAATTTACCATCACTTGAATCCTTCAAACAGTTGCTTACGTTCATCCTGCATGCGCTGGCCAATCTGTGTCTTGTCCATCACAGGCGTATCATCGACGAGATCGTCTGTCGCATCTTCTACATCATACAGTCTCATCTTTGATTTGTCAACGCCCACAACGAAACGCTTGAAGCGGTCTGGATCGTTGTAGCGATTCTTGAGCTGCTTAACCATGATCTGTTCGAGAGCGGCTAGCTCTTCAGATGAGATCAGCGCAAACATGAAGTCAGCCGTTGCGGGCAGACCGAAAGACTCAGAGGTGTCTTCGAGACCGACATCTGAGTTAGAGAAGCCCGAACGAGTCGTCTGAGTGGCTGAGACAATCGGAACATTGAACTCAACAGCCAGACCACGAAGCTCCTCTGCGATAGCCTTGATCACCGTATATGAGTTGACATTAGAGCCTGCCTTAACACGTGACGAGGTACAGATGTTGAGGTAGTCAATGTAGATCACATCAGGAATGAAGTTCTTCTTGAGCTTCAACTCTTGTAAGAGGTGACGGAAGTTAGCAGAGCCGGCCGATGCAGTCGGATACTCCTTAATGATCAGCTTGCCCTTTGAGTTCTCCCTGATCTTAGCCATTCGCTTCTCATACGTGCTGCGGGGAAGATTAGCGAGGTCTCCAATCGGGCAGTCTAGCAAGTTGGCATCAATACGTTCTGCCACTCGTTCTTCTGCAAGCTCCAGGGTGATGTAGAGGACGTTCTTGTGGTCCTTGAGGTTCGCAGCAGCACAGCTACACATGAACATCGACTTACCAACGCCAGTACCAGCCAGAGCGATGTTTAGAGTCTTGTTAGGAAGACCTCCGCCAGTGATCTTGTTGAAGTAGTCGAGATCGAACTTCAGACGCTGCTCCTTACGATGATAGAAGTCATAACGAGCCTCTGCATCTTCGATGAAGTCGTGTCCGATAGATGAGTCGAACGATACGGCAAGAGCATCCTGGAGGATCTTAGGAATAGCTCCCTTTGTCTGCTTCTTCTCACTCTTGTTATCTAGGATCGAGATCGATTCCATGATAGCATTGTAGATAGCTTTATCCTGACAGAACTTCTCTGTCGTATCGACAAGCCAGTCTACAGAGCGCTCGAGAGTATTAGGCTTGGTAACTTCATCGATTACACTCTTGGCTTGATCGAACAACTCCTGCTGAATCGATTTGTCTGAAAGGTCGACCTGCAGCGCTTCCTTCGAGGGGAAGGCATTATACTTCTGCACATAGTCTTCAATCAACTTGAAGACAATCTGCTCAGACTTCGTGTGGAAGTATGAGGTATCGAGGAAGGGGATAACCTTCCTCGCATACTCATCATTAGAAATGAGACTAGAAAGGATTACCTTCTCTGTGTTCATTCTTCACCCATAGCATCGTATACTTCTTGGACCGAATCTTCATCGGCAAGAATGTCGCCGTAGGCTACTCGATACTTCTTTTCCACAAACTCGCTAAATTTGCTGCAGGAGAGTACTGGCAGCCAGAAGTCTTTAGACTCTGTATCTTTGAATCGCCACTTCTTGTCTTCAATCTCTCCTGTAGACATGTCCACTCGCTGATACCAACCATTGGAAGGCTTGATAACATGACCACTACTAGTGGCCAGGTCAATAAGCCCCGACCATCGCGAAATGCCTCCTTCATGAAGAACCGTAACAGGAATCTTAGCTTTTTCACGAACATGCCGTGACTTCTCCACATTGATAATAAAGTTGTAGCCAGCTACCTCACCACCATCCTTCTCTTGCTGGCGACCAATGATAAAGATGTTATCTGCCGAGTAGTACGAACCCGTACCACCACCGACGATTGCTTTAGGGAACATACCGATTTCCATGTACGTATGGTTCACGACACACATAGGGATGTCCTTGAGTGTGAGGTGAGGTGTTACCATACGGAACAAAGACTTGAGCTGCTTTGCACGAGACATATCTGCAACCGACTTCTCGTTCAGACTGTCTTCTACTTCCTTCTTGGAAGCGAGGTTACCGATCGAGTCGACTACGATGATGATATGATCACCACGCTCGATGTTGTCGAGCTGACTCATGATATCGAACTTGAGTTGCTCGACGTCTGTGATAGGAGTATGGAGGACACGTGACGTGTCGATACCAAATGAGTTGAAGTAGGCCTGCGGCGTACCAAACTCTGAGTCATAGAACAGCAGCACACCGTCCGCATACTTGTCGAGATACGACTTAGCCATCAGAAGCGAGAACGCAGTCTTAAAGTGCTTCGATGGTCCTGCGAACATCGTCAGGCCGGGAGTAAAGCCTCCATCGAGCTTGCCCGACAGAGCAACGTTTACGATAGGCACCTTGGTCTGGATCATATCCTTGTCTGAGAAGAACTTGGACTCCGACAGAATAGCAGTGTACTTCGATGTTGAATTCTTCTTTAGTTTATCAATAAGTGACATAATGACTCCTTGTAGCTCTAAGTGAACTTACCTTATACGATGTTTTACTATAAAGGTCAACTACCTTGATACACTTTATCCAACTGATCGCGGAATTGTTCGATCTTGGCAAGTCTATTAGGCCAGAAGATGTAGTTCTTGTCTGGGTTCTTTGCCAAGTTGTTGAGTAGTGGCATCATCATATTGTACAGCTTGTTCAGCCTGTCCTCGAGTGTAGCTGCTTCTGCAGATACAGTCGTGATGGTATCTTGTGCCTCTTGTAGTACTTCTAGCTCTCCCTCATCTACGATGGAGAAGCCGAAGTCGAATGATTCGTCTAGTTTGATGTTAGCCATTAGTTCCAAAGGTCCTCTAGTGTGTATGTCTTTTCTGTCTTCCAGTTAATACTATCACAGATCGTCTTAATCGGTTCAAGATATGACTTATCGAACTGCATAGTGCGATCGATGTATCGGTCCAAACCAAACTCTGTCGGAAGTCCTCCTGGCGATGCAATCACATTACATTGGATAGGGTTAGGTGTCTTGAGATAGGAGTACTTGATCTTCTGTCCATCCTCAATCGCTTCGTACTTCTTCTCTAGCTTGTGCACACGAAGAAGGTGGTTGTACATTAGTGCACCCTTCACGTTGATGGGCGTACCCTTCTTGAAGATAGAGCCAGCATCCTTATATTTATTTAAGTCGGACACAGAACGAGGAGAAGCAACCAACTCAAAAGCCAGATCATCATACTCCTTACGGAAGTCGGCGACGAACTTCTGCATATCATCTTCTGTAGAGTTCATGATAAGGCTAAGTGTGTCCTTAATAGCTTTACGACAGACCATAGGAGTCGAAGTACGGATAGCTTCGATACCAGCCATCTTGAGCTTGGGCTCACTATACGCAACACCTTCTTGGTTCCATACATTGAGGATGTAGCGCTTCTTAGCTGTCCAGATACCCTTCTCAGCAATACACTCACGCTTCATCTTCATCTTCTGAGCATAGCCATTCACATATTGACACAGCTCTTCGTACTTCTTGTCGATGAACGGCTCGAGGAGTTGAAGTGATACCTTATCGAGATAGGCAACGCACTGCTCGGTAGTCATTTCCTTACCAGCAAGCTCAATGAACTTATCGGCCTTCATGTATACAGAGTCAGTGTCACACGCAATGACATAGTCGAAGTCTTCGGTCTTGAACGTCTTATTGAGAAGTTCGTTCAGCTTACGTTCGATCCACCGAGTAGTCAGCTGACCACAAGATGTAATCGCCTCAGCAAACTCTGCACGATACCAACGGTTGTAGATGTTAGCAAGAGCACCATATCCGGAGTTCAACTGAATCTTCTTTGCCATCTGAAGGTTGTTGTACTTAGCAACGTCCTTCTCGAGCTGAACACTCTTCTGCTGCTCGAGCTGCTTCTTAGACTCGATCATCTGGTTCTTGTAGACCACACGGTCGTTATACATCTTCTCCATCAGAGCAGGGAGGAACCCTTGCTTCGACCTGGAGAATGTGCGCATGTTAGCAGTACACGTCAGGTCGTTGTCCTGGAGATACTTACGACGATCGGCGTTGAGATATCCATCCTGCATCATCATAACAAGAGGTTCAGCCTTGTCTGGTCCTTCACTGAGGTGGATAGGAGCATCAGGGAACACGCCCTTGTACGTATCAGGAGAGATATTGTACTGCATGATGATATGAGGATATAGAGAGTTCAAGTCGAGTGACACAACCCACTTATGCTCACCAACCTGAGGATCCTTCACATAGCCACCCAGGATAGTGTCTCTGGCATCTCCGACCTTCACAGGAGGGATCACATAGCAACGATCAAGCAGATAGTTGTGGATGATCACATCCCACAGTCCCACCGTAGTGAACGTGTCATGGTAGTTGACCTTGGCATCGTAGGCCATGGCCATCACAAGCTCAATCAGCTTCAACTTGTCGTCTAGCTTGTCGACGAGCTCTACGTCTCGGATGTTATACTCTGTGTAGCGCTGCCAGTCCTTTACCTGGAGGTCAGCGAGTGTTCCGAGATCAGAGTAGTCGGTCTTCTTCTCTCCAAGCTCTTCATAGCACACATGGTCGAGAGAATACGACTCTTGTGGGGTGTATGCGAACTTCTTGTAGAGCTGGATGTAGTCGAGGATGTTGAGACCGTAGATGTCCCAGACAATCTGCATATCCTCTACACCAAACTGTTTGATCGAACGAGACTTGACGATGCCCCATGGAGACAACTTCTTCACAGCACTCTCGCCAAGGACACGAGCAACACGGTTGATGATGTAGGGAATATCGAAGAAGTCGATGTTCCAACCAGTGACAATGTGAGGTGAATACTCAACCGAGTTCCACACGTCAAGGAACGAACGCAAGAGTGCAGTCTCATCGACACACTTGTAATAGGTAACGTTCTCTGGATCCTTGTTATCGAATGGCTGACATCCGAACACAGCCTTCTTGCCTTTGCGAGAGATAGTGATCAGAGTGATCTCATTCTCTGCTAGCTCGGGCTTGGGAAAGCCTTTGCTGTTCGCAATGTCGACTTCGATGTCGAGTGACACAACGGACGTCAGAGAGGGATCGTAGTTGATCTCTCCCTTGTAGGTGTCGTAGATGTACATGAAGTGAAACTTATCGAAGCCATACATCGGCATGCCAGCAACGTCTTTGTACTGACGGATGTAATCCCGACAGTCTCGGATTGAGTCGAAGTGCAGCTTGTCGACAGGCTTACCATCGATCGTCTTGTACTTTGTATCCGTACGACATGGCACGAACATGTACGGCTTGTAAGGAACCCTCTTCATGATAGGCTTACCGTCTTCGAAGCCTCTCACAAGAAGTTCGTTGCCCAGGGGGTCGACACGGGTGTAGAATGTGCTCATATACTCTCCAATTGACTCCCTATTATAAATACTTTTTGAATTAAGTCAAGCCCTAATCGAGGTATTCTATGTCTGTATTTTCTTTTTTCAGTACTCCACCCATCGCGTCCTTTGAGCAACTAGAGCTCGAAAAGGGTAAGGTGCAGCTCACTATTATGAAGATGGCCGCCGCTATTCTTGGCACTATCATGATTGCGGTTGTGTTTATTTTTCTCATTGGCATGTTCATGCCTAATCATCTTATCGACAACAATGAGATTTTCAAAATCATTGGCCCAGCATTCTCTACTATTGTAGGTGCTTTCGTTGGAGCCTTTGCTACTATGATGGGTATGAAGGTGTCTGAGCTAGACACGAATGTAAAGACCCAGGAGCTGGGCAAGACAGATCATAAAGAGCTAGCAGAAGCTCACAAGATCAACGCAGAAGCTGAATCGATCGAAACAGACAACGAAATCAAAATGATGGCAGCTGTCGACAAGTATCTTGATTCAGACGAAGACCACGGCCCATTCTAAGGAGTATATTGTGACCCAACTAACAGAACATTTTAATCTAGCAGAGATGATCGTTTCTCCTACAGCAAAGAAACTCGGTCTTCCCAACACGCCAACACCACAGCACATTGAGAACATGCGCTACTGCTGCGAGAAGATCCTCGAACCAGTACGGGCAAAGTTCGGCCCAGTAACGATCAACTCATCATATAGAGCACCTGCTGTCAACAAGGCAGTAGGTGGTTCGGCTACTTCACAACACGTTAACGGCCAAGCAATTGACTTCGAAGTTAAGGGTGTTGATAATAAGAAAGTAGCTGACTGGGTTGCTGACAACCTTGAGTTCGATCAGGTCATCCTTGAGTTCTACTCCGCTGGTGACAAGAACTCTGGATGGGTACATGCTTCGATCAAGAAAGAAGGCGGCAATCGCAAGATGCGTATGATCGCTTCTAAGTCGAAGGCCGGTGGGACGAAGTACACTCAGGTTGCTGACTTTGATCCATCAACGACTCGCGAAGCAGGAGCTCCTCCAACATCGAGTCCAGCAGCTGCTCCAGCTCAGTCGGCTGGTCAAAAGGCAGCTCCAGTTGCAGCGGGTCTTGGTCCATTAGCAGCTCTCCAATCTAAGTGCGGCATTGCTGCCGATGGTAAGTGGGGTCCTGGTACTTATAAGGCGGCGAGAGATTTCTTCAAGCTGTCCAACAACCAAGCAGCTCACTTCTTTGGTCAGTGTGCTCACGAGTCGGGTGGCTTCAATGTCTTTTCAGAAAACCTTAACTACTCAGACAAGGGCCTCAACGGGATCTTCAAGAAGTACTTCCCAACGATTGCTTCGACAGCAGGATATGCTCGCAAGCCAGAGAAGATTGCAAACAAAGTGTATGCTAATCGGATGGGGAACGGACCAGAAGCCTCTGGAGATGGCTGGAAGTATCGTGGTCGAGGCCCGATCCAACTGACCGGGAAAGCGAATTATACAGCCTTTGCCGCCGACATTGGACGTCACGACGTTTTAACGAATCCTGATCTTGTGGTAGGGGAGTTGGCTTTTGAGTCTGCATTGTGGTTCTTCCGTAAGAATGGTCTGCTGGCTGTTGCAGATAAGGGTGTAACCGATGCAGTGATCACTCAGATCACAAAGCGTGTCAATGGTGGGACTCATGGCCTAGACGATAGGCTTAAGAAAACCAAACAGTACGCCAACTGGGGATAAAATGGGAAGGGGGCTCAAAGGCCCCCTTCTTTTTACTTTGTTTTGCCTTCTGCCAAGAATTCAGCAGCTTGTGAAGGATACCCTTCCTCTGCATCATGAATCTCAACTTTCTTTGGCTTCTTATGCTCTGGTACAATTGCCTCTAGAGCAATCTTCAAAATACCATTTAGCATCGATGCGCCACGAATCTCCACATTGTCAGCAATATTAAACGTACGTGTAAACGGACGCATTGCCAAACCTTGGTAGAGAACTTGAGGCCATGTCCACTCGCCCCTTGAGTCTTGCTCTGCGGGTTCACCCGATCCAACATTACCCTTGATGATCAACTTATCATCAACGATTTCGATCTCGAGATCCTGCTTACCAAAACCAGCGACAGCTAGTTCGATAATGTACTTGTTCTCACAAACCTTCTTAATGTTGTATGGAGGATAGTTTTGAGCGAGCTTAGCTGTCTGCTCTGCAGCAGCTGCCAGGCGATCGATAAGAGGATCGAATCCTACAAAGAAACGCTGAAATTCGTTCGCCTTCATGAAAGGATTGTCTTTAAACATACTGCCGTCTCCACTTACTTGCAACGAGGAAACAGAGTGTAATTGGAATTATACTCGTGGTGAGTAAGTTTTCCATCACTGTTTTCGTCGGCATAGTTGAAGATACCATGCTTAACCTTACAACCATGAGAGGTCAGTTCGTCGTATGTAAGAACGTGATCCTGGTTAACATCCAGCGCAGCAAAGCGGACCTTTGGCGAAGCAAAGGCGGCCGATGAGATGATGCCGGTTGTCATGAGAGCGGCCATAAGGCCTGCGATAATGTACTTAGTCATTGTGTTCTCCTATTAAGCGAGATTGAAAAATTGCTACCCATTAGGCGTAGCAATATTATATATGGGTATTAATTTACAAATGTCAACGGTCTAGTTCAAATAATTCTACACCAGCTTCCCGGAACATAATATCAGTCACCGCCCAGTTAAACCCATTGTCTTCGCGATCAGGCTTATACGTAACGACTTGCTTGATGCCCTTTTGGATAATAGACTTGGCACATTCAGCACATGGCTTGAGAGCAGCATACATTGTGCAGCCCTTCACCATCAGAGGCGCGTTGTCTAGGGCGTTGCGCTCTGCATGGGCGACGAAGAGATGTTTAACCTCCCGGTCTTGATAGCGACTGTCATCATCGTGTACGCCGCGAGGAAAGCCGTTATACCCAACAGAAACCACTCTTTTTTCGTCATCTACAATCACAGCTCCTACTTTAGTACGGGGATCCTTAGACCACTGTGCGACGTGATCTGCAAGGTCGAGAAAGCGCTTATCCCATTTATTTAACATTGTGCTGAACCCACTTCACGTAGAGACCGACTTCACGGCCGTACGCTTCGATCTCCCAAGGAGCATCGTAGTAGTGATCTTCCTTGCCCTTCGGCTTCCAAACCTGACCCATCCACTTTGACGACATCTTAAGACCGCCGCGCGTAGGAACCATGACACCGCTCTGCAGCTCGTTCTTGGCATGCTGCTTGACGTGAACCATCTCATGACCGAGCGTCTTGATCATCTCTCCGATGTCGCTCTGGGCCTTGAGACCGATCGTGAACCACCGAGGATTGCGAACGCCGTCCTCATCGACGCACTCGCCTTCGACGTCGAGATTCTTACTGACATCGATATCGAGAACGAGGTTCCGGACCATCCGCGGATCCATCAACTGCTCTGCGAAAAACTTCGCGGCCCGGATCAGCTGATCTTTCTGCCCGCGCTTACTTCCCATACCTGTCACTGTGATCTGCATATCGGTTTCCTTAAGTCTGTATATACAGTATCCCGGAGCTCGGCTAATATGTCAACAGTTTTCTCTCGGATGTCGCTAGAAATATCTTCTGCGATTTCAAAGCCTTCGCCGAAGTAGGAGAGCAGCATCTCTGCAGACCTACGGTTCCGAGTCGTGCGGACTGCGATAGCAGGATACGCAGTTTCGATGATGTGGAAGACTGGCATCAGAGAGCGGTGAAGCCAAACGAAGCGCAACGGAACTTGGAACCATCTTCCATCACAAGGATATCGCCAACCGACATCGACGAGCAACGGCCGAGCTTCTCGACGATGTTGTCAGAACCTTCCCAAAGGTTCATTAGGCGGAAGGCATCTTCCATGTCGTCAGTGTAGACGTTAGCAACGTGAGTGTAGTGTTCGAAGTTTTCTGCCTTGAACATCGAGTCGAACGAACGATCGAAGTAGGCCTTCAGCTTAGGCGAGGAGCCGCCGGCATTGGAGACGGTGATTTCCGAGTCGGTGAGCTGGATCTGGTAAACCTTAATCATTCTGTATCTTCCTTTTCAAACCTTATAATTCCTTATCCGGTCTTTTTCAGAAAAAGGCAACAGTTATTTGGAGGTGGCGCGATATACCCCATCAAAATTCTTCACGCCAGCGGCTTTCATATCAACGCATCGGCCGATCATCATCTCGTAGTATGCGACGAGCTCGCCGTTCCAGCACCGCTTGAGATCCTCAGCGAACTTTGCAGCAGCATCCCATTTGGCTTCGCGATAGAGATCTAGGAACTTTTTATGCAGCAATTCACCAGCAGCATCGTATATCTCTACAGCCGTGAAGATGCGAGCCGGCTCGGTCTTACCCTTAACAGCTATCAGATCGAGTTCCACGACCTGGTATACATTCCCAACGAGGTCCGCTGTACGCGGCCCGAGGACGAGTTTAACTCCATAAGGCTTGGATTGACCTTCGAGACGAGCAGCCAGATTAACGCCGTCACCCAGGCAAGTATAATCAAAGCGCTGATTAGAGCCCATATTACCAACAACCACAGTGGCAGTGTTAATACCAAGGCCCATACCGAAAGCTGGAACGCCTTCTTCTTTAATTTCTGCATTAAATCTCTCCAAGGCTTTCATCATCTCAAAGGACGTTCTCACAGCGTCCAGAGCGTGCTTTTCGTTTGCGACAGGTGCGTTCCAGAAGGCCATCTGAGCGTCCCCAATGTACTTATCCAGCGTACCATTGTTCTCGAGGATCGCCTTTGTCATAGCTGTCATGTAGCGATTCATGATCTTTGTGAGACCTTGAACGTCCTTACCATAATGCTCAGAGATCGTAGTGAAGCCACGAACGTCTGTGAACATGATTGACAGCTCTTGCTCTTCACCGCCCAGAGCAAGTAGCTCAGGATTGCGTTGGAGCTTTGCAACCAGGTCTGGGGAGAGATACGTTCCGAACTGCTTCTTGATCTGCTGCTTCTGCAGATACTCTGAGATGAATTTTGCTGTGTAGATGTGTAGGTAAATTACAAGAGCAGCAAAGACATTGAAAGATATGTCAAGTAGCAGCTTCTCGTTGGCAAATAAATAGACAGGTAGATAGAAATATCCACCAACCAATACAATGATCCAAACCACAGAGTATCTAACTCTTGATAGAACAACGATACCAATTGTGAGGAGTACGAACAGTGCCAAATCAAGATAACCAGCCCAGAGAGGAATCGCAATGGCCTCGCCGTCTAGAAGTGTCTGAAGAATGCTTGCTTGTACATTTTGAGGATATTGAGCTCCTTGAGGCGTTGCTAGTGGATTCTGAATGCCGGCAGCAGTTACACCTAAGATTACAATCTTTTGATTCAAGTCTAAACTGGTCTTAGAGCCAAGCTCCATCTCTTTGAACTTGTAGTTCGGATTGATAAATATCCGACCGTATTCATCCGTCTTAATTGTGTCAAATTGAGGAATTCGTAATGCTTCAACTCCCGTCTCATTTACCTTCACTTGATACGAAGGATCTCCAGCTGCTACACGCAACAGTTCTAACGCGAATGCAGGATAATATTCGCCAGCTGATTGAGCTAGAAGAGGAACTCGGCGCACGACCCCATCAGACTCAGGTAGCGTTGATGTTACACCAACACCAGCGGCTGCTTCTTGGAGAGCTGGTATATTACTTAGAACGCATGGGTATTGAGGAAGAAATTCAGTCGGTTGTCCGTCACCGATTACAGCGACTCCAGTACGACGAATCGATTTACTGGAACGAGAGCACGAATCACTAATTGTTTGACTAAGAACTACTTGACTTTGGGCTAATGTGTCTGAAAGTACGCCATCAGTCCCGAAACGATCAGGCTCAGGCATAAGTATGGTGCTACCAACAATGCCAGCTCCTCGGCCATAAAGGTCGCTAATAATTTCTGCGTGGACCTTTCTCGGAAACGGCCATTGGCCATATTTTTCAATTGCTTTCTCCCCTATGTTTACGACTACAATATCTTGTGAATGCTTTGTTTCACCCATCATAATGTAGTCATAAAATTTGAGTCTTGCCGACTCAACGAGGAACGGATCCTGCATCTTTACTGCGAATAGCAGGGCAAATGTGAGGAGAGCCAACCACGGCGATAATAGGATTTTACTCGCTTTGCTTGACATTGATAATAGTTCCTCCGGCAGGATCGTTGATTTCTATTAGGAATGATTTTCCGTTGCTATCTATGTATAGTGTTTTATTTTCATCCTTCTTAAATCGAACATCGACAGTGGTGCTGAGAGTTCTCACTAAGCGTATAGTGTCCCCAGATATAATAGATGTGATTTGAGTAGTATTGTCAAGTCCAAATACCGTGCCACAGAGCTTCGTTCCATCTCTGGTTGCGCAGACATTATCACTCAGACCGCTATCAAGAAAGTCTTCTCCGAGAAAGTCAGCATTGATAGAGTTGATATCGAGGTCTGAGCTAGCTAGCTGATCCTCTTTTAGATCATCTCTAGCCAGGAAGTCTATGTTAAGCTGGGAGAGATCGAGTATATTCGACTTTGTGTCGGCGATTTCTTCTCCCGTATCTACTTCTTCTGCTGGAGAGACAATTAACATGTTGTCTATTTGATCAAGAGTCAGATTCAAAATGACTGGCTGAGTAGGTCTGCTGTCAGTCGTTGAAACTATAGTAGCTTGAAAAGCTTTTGTGAGAACAACCATACCGGCTGCATTGGAAACAGTAATCTCTCCAACAGAGCCATCGGGTTCAGGTAGCAGAACAATAAGACTTTTGCCAAAGTCGTCAACTGTGGTTGCGAAGTCAGTACCACGAACTGCAATCGTGGCTGTCGGTGTTCTGAGGTTAATGTTACCCTTGCTCATTTTGCCAGATTGACCTGTCGCAAAGCGAGCAGTGCCCGAAGCAAATTTGAGAGCCATCCTAGAAGTAGACGGCTTTCCGCTGTAGACAAAGTCATCGATTACGAGTTTCGAGTGCTCTGTGACCTTAACGGTAGAGTCGTCCACAAATGTGATTTCGACTCTACCATTTCCAGTCTGCACTCTATCCATTATGGCAATGGACAATTGTGGTGTTGTAGGAAAGCGCTGGGCTTTCTTTACAATCTCACTTATGCCGCGAGCCTGAGTTACCTTGCCTATATTAGCATGGGCCGCCGGCGTTGCACTGATTAATAGTAATAGTGCTGCCAGTGCTCGTACTATTGAGCTTGATGGTGTCCACATTGGTTGTGCTCTTTTGATTTACAGTGACGTTGTTAGTGCTACCTGTAAGAATCATTTCGATATTCTTACCAGCTGTTCCATCTTGTACCATTGCAATCGTATTACCATCGCCCGTAACAGTCATGTCGTTGACTACATCATCTGCGTTGATAGTAGATGTATAGGTGTTTGTATCACCCGTCACAGCAATTGTTTGAGTAGCATTCGTTGCAGAGGCAGCAGTGCCCTGGTTGAATGTCATCTGGTTTGAATCACCAGTCACAGTAAGAGTCTTTGTAGAACCGGCAACGCTAGCAGCTGCGCCTTGGTCATACGTCAGAGTATTGTTATCTCCGGTTACTGTTACATCATAGGCGATGTTATCAGCCTGAACAATCGAACCTTGAGTCAGGTTTCCATTACCTTCTTGTGTCGATGTAATGGTTTGATTGTTACCTTCAATTACAACACGATTCTGTTCTGAACCGATTCTGTTGTTTTGGCCCTTTTGAGTAATATTGATTGTACTACTGTTACCCACTTGATCAATATAAATCGAGTTAGTTGTCGACTGTGCAAAAGCTATCGAACTCGCCATCACTGACATAATGAAAAGAATTAGTCTCTTCATTGTTGTTGTTCCTTGTATTTGAAATACCGTCTCTCGACGCCTTGTTTGATTAGTTGTAGAACAGCTTCTTCTATTGCCATTTTCACAGCCATTGTGTTGGCCTCATTTTCTGTCATTCCTGCTTCAGCTTCTATCAACTTTGTGCCAACATCAACAAACTTAAACAGAGAGAGGTCTCGACCGACAGACAATACTGTTTTGGAAACCTGCACATTAAGAATTACTTCTCCTGTATTGGTATTCACGCCGCGTAAAGCTACAACAACTTGGTCCTTGCGGTATACGGTTGTTCCTCCGATACCGAGATACCTTGCTCCTGCTCCACCTGTTTGTATGTTGCTATCATAGCCAATAATCCCACCCTGAATAATAAGACCCGCGAATAGCATAGGCTCAAGTTTGTTAGCCCCTTCGCCTTGATATTCTTCACGCGTCTGACGAACAATCTGACGTTCCTTTGCTAAATCATCAACACGGTTACGCTCTGCTACTCTAAACCACTTACCTCCGCCAGCTTCTTTTAGCGCAGATATCAGGAGAGCTGTTCCACCCTGAGTCACCGCGGTTGAGATGCTGGCGACCCCATCCTTGTCTTTGCGCTGACCCGTGAGATCAGGGAAATCGTAGACAGCTACAACTGCTTGTCTCTCTGGTGCGGGAAGGGCTTGTAGCTCCTTTACCTGAGTCGTCATTATCGCGGGAGCATCCTTAAGTTGAAACACACCACGCCCCGTCGACATGCAACCACCCAGCAGTAGGGGTAAAAGCAATACTCTCCAGTACATTACCACTTGAATCCGCTAGTAGGAATGATAATTTCGGTAGTGTCTCCAGCATCATTCGTAATTGTCAGTTTGATCTCGGTATCAGTCTTCTCATACTTGATAGTATTGCCTTCAAGAGCAAACTCCCCAGACTGACCACCCATCTCACCAAATAGATTGTTTGTTAACTGCTGTGCAAGCTGAGAGTAGATACGAGATTGTAGGTTGTTCATGAATCGATTCAGGATCGAGTTCTTTTCCTCAAGCGCGGCGGCTTTCAGCTCAGCTTCTATTTTGTCTCCGATAGCTTTCTTGCGAAGTGTTTCTTGGTTTTCAATCGTAAGCCATTGTGCGCCTGCATTGACACCGGAGAACGATGGATTCTTAAATTGATGAACAATCTCACTTGCTTGCAGCGGGCTGCTTACTAGGAGCAGTAGGAGCAGACTCTTTTTCATCTTGTTTGTCTCTTTTCAGTTTCAGTTCTTTGTCGGAAGACATATTGAATTCTAGCGAGAATACTTTCAAGATCTCAATTTTAAGATTTATTGTCACTATGATCTTCCTTAATCTGCAGTACGACACTTACCTTCTGGTTCAGTCTAATCAAATCATTATCAAGCATGCGAACACGATCAATCAGAGCAATAAGAATAACATTGGTTTCGCCAATCAACGGCATTAATCTATCTGTAACAAACTTGTAGACAAACCACACGAAGTATCCCATTCCCACAGCTGCGACAATCGGAAACCCATATTGCTTTACAAGTTCGGCAATTACATTTACATCCATCAGTCTTTTCTCGCATCGTTCTTCCCGTCTGCTCGAGCGATACGATCTAGATCTGGCTTCAGACCCAAAGCGGAACTTACTACGGCATCAACACGGATAATATCATGGTTCATTGTCTTGACTCTGTTGTCAAGCCCCATAATGATACCTTGCATGCCTTTAATGGCCTTTAGAACACTTTCAAGAATATAATTAATGACGAAGTATACAAACACCCCAGCAAGCAGAGCTGCAGCTATGGGAAAACCAACATCAGCAATTAGTTTGAAAATAACATTGTAGTCCATGCCGTTATTTATAAAAAAAAGGGGCAGCCGAAGCTGCCCCTTTGTTAGTATTGATCAAAACTTTGATCTGTTCGGATCGTATACCCTGGCCTATCTGTTACAGGCCCGATTGTCACAGTAATGTTGCTACTGGGAACATTGTATGATAGAAGGTCAGTCTTCTTGGGACTCACCGATTTTTTGAAGAACGACTTCACCTCGTTCATCGACATAATATTTAACATAACCTAACCTCACAAATAAATCAAAAGTTAACACTGAACCAATCTTGATACCCATCTGTCTTCCAATGAAGAAGCTGACAAACGAACCCAATACATACGCAACAACTACCAATCCCATGACTTCACCGTTTAACATTATCATTATCCTTGAGCCATTGATGGTATTCAGCAAGATTAATATCCGAGTCAGACCAGTCGAGATCATCGAAGCTGATATTTGAGATCTCCCTGAATACCTTGTACCCAAGATACGAAAGGATCCCGACAACTGCTACACCAGCGATGCCGGCTGCTACCTTCTTATCTATCATAATCTATCTCCAATGAATAAAGCGAAGTGGGTGGATTCGGATATACCACCAGTGCCCAGTCAATTTCCTATGAAATCTCAGCACACGCCTCGTTAGCTGGTTGAGCAGGAGTACCACTCCCCGAGTCTACCTTATCCCCACTGACAAGGGGATTGTTCAGTCACACTTCTTACAAGGTCCGTCGACCCTGATATCTAAAACTGGCTCGAGTGGCAGGATTCGAACCTGCGACCAATTGATTAACAGTCAACTGCGCTACCGCTGCGCCACACTCGAACAAACTCTTATATTATACTGGAGCCCCCGACAGGATTCGAGCCTGTAACCTTTTGATTCGTAATCAAATGCTCTCTCCAGTTGAGCTACGGGGGCTTATATGGTACCCGATGACGGGATTGAACCGCCGACCTTATCCGTGTAAAGGATCTGCTCTACCGCTGAGCTAATCGGGCATTATGGCGTAAAAGTATTGCCAATTTGTTTACTAGTAAGATGAAAAACAACATCGATGGTATTGATCACCTGCTTAATTAAAGCAGTTTCTGCATCAACATAACCATCAAGCGCACTCTGGAATGTTTTATTCTGTATGTACGTCTTATTCCATTGCTTTTTAAAGCTCTGTGTAACCATGACCATATAGCTAGTCTGAGCTGTAAAATTTGCGTACATCGCATACTTCCTTGGTGGCTTAATGCCATCCATATTTATAATGGTACTCCAAGAGGGACTCGAACCCCCACGCTTGCGCACTAGTTCCTAAGACTAGCGTGTCTACCATTCCACCATTGGAGCATGGTGCCTTCGTAGGGAATCGAACCCCCCGACACGTGGTTCATCAAACCACTGCTCTACCAGCTGAGCTACAAAGGCAAAGTAAAGACCACCTGCAGTGTGCCTTGATTGCTTACGTCCGGACGTTGCAATCTTCCCAGATAGTCTTTACCGTTGCAACAGCAAGTGCTACCTTTTCCTCTTTGTGGTTGCCCACGGGGTTCAGCAGAGGTGGTTCTATATTGGTGGACCCTATCGGACTCGAACCGATCACCTTCTGCGTGCAAGGCAGACGCTCTCCCAGATGAGCTAAGGGCCCGTATATGGTAATAATATTCTGGAGCGGGCTACGGGAATCGAACCCGTGTCGTCAGCTTGGAAGGCTGTCATAATACCATTATACCAAGCCCGCTCTATTCTGGTGCCGGCAGCAGGAATCGAACCCGCGACCTGAGGTTTACAAAACCACTGCTCTACCATCTGAGCTATACCGGCATTAAACTGGTCTAGATGGAGAGACTCGAACTCCCAATCCCCGCGCCCCAAACGCGGTGCCTTACCATTAGGCCACACCTAGATAACTAGTATATTATATATCTCATTTTGTTGAATAAGTCAACAACTATTTTTGGATGCCCCTTTAGGATTCGAACCTAAATTGACGGATTCAAAGTCCGCGCTCTTACCATTAGAGGAAGGGGCAGTGAAAATGGTGGGTGAGGATGGATTCGAACCAACTCAGCCGTAAGACAACAGATTTACAGTCTGCCGCGACTCTCCAACTTCGCCGCTCACCCAAACCTCTTAACGAGGTTGTTCGTGCTCGCCTGCGCCCACTGCAGGCTCTTCAACCTGAAATTCAGGTGCAGTCACATCAGCGTTAGCTGCTTCTGTTTCAACTGCCTCTGACGTGGTTACGTCCGCTGGCGTTTCGCTACATGCGGCAGTGAGAGCAACAACAGCAATCGCCATAAAAGTCTTAATATTCATCATCATGATTCCTTTGTTGTTAAAGTTGAGGGGCTGACCGTGACCCCTCGCGTGCCTATTAGGTAGCAACCCCATACTGGTGGACACTCTGGGGCTCGAACCCAGGACCTACAGGTTAAAAGCCCGTTGCTCTACCGACTGAGCTAAGTGTCCGAAATGGTAGACGATGCAGGGTTCGAACCTGCGACCCGCTGATTAAGAGTCAGCTGCTCTACCGACTGAGCTAATCGTCCATGTTAAACTGGTAGGGGCTGTGGGATTCGAACCCACCCTGAAACGATTTTAAGTCGCATTCCTCTGCCGCTGGGATAAGCCCCCATCGATTACCATTCGTTGATAATCTCAATCCCTTTGTTCCGATAGTACTGCCTCCAATAGAAGCATTCATCCATCATAGCATGACCGCTATGACCTTTGTACTCGATCTTGCGAAGGAGCCTGTTGGTTTTAGCGTTGCGAATGGTGAGAGTGTAATTGAGCATCTCGTTTCCTTTCTGACTGTATATTCATCTTACATCAGAAATAAAAAAAGGTAAACAACAAAATGGGGTGATTGACGGGAATCGAACCCGCGACGATCGGCTTCACAAACCGACACTCTACCACTGAGCTACAACCACCATGGAGGAAGCGGTGGGATTCGAACCCACGGAACCTTTCAGTTCGACAGTTTTCAAGACTGTATCAATCGACCACTCTGACACGCTTCCAATTGGTGCGCATGGGAGATTTTGAAACTCCGACCTATCGGTTATCAACCGATTGCTCTGCCTCTGAGCTACACGCGCATTAAAATATTTCTAGCAATGAGAAAGAACAAGCTGGCGAAGGTGGAGGGAGTCGAACCCCCGCTTGCGGTTTTGGAGACCGCCGTGCTACCGTAACACTTCACCGACACAAACTTCTGGCGATCTAGAAGGGACTTGAACCCTCGACCTCTCGCGTGACAGGCGAGTGCTCTAACCAACTGAGCTACTAGACCAGAGTTTTATTTATACTCTTTTTCCAGTTTTATGTCAACATTTATTTTACGTTGACAATTCCCTTAAAGTCATAAGGAACAATGATCGTCGAGACCTTACCGTCCTTGACAGCTTCTGCAATAGTCACGAGAGCAGTTGCTTCCATGTACTTCGTTGCACCAGCGTTGGCGTTCAGAGCAGCAATACGTTCTGCTTCCAACTTTGCAGTACGAACTTCGACCAGCTTCTGCTTTTCGGCATTCTGTGCTTGCACGAGCTGGTTAGCCGAGGCTACGATGTTAGCTGCAGGCTTCACCTGACGAACGAGAACCTGCGAGATTGAGATAGCGCCAAGAAGCTCTTCAGCAGCGAGGCTAGCAACAACTTCTTGGCGGATCAGTTGTTCCATCTCTGCACGATTATCTGCCATCTTAAGCGACTCGTAGCGACGAGCAACCTTGTATGCAGCGTTACGACCAAGCTGACGAACATAGTTGTACATCAACAGAGTATCGCCTTCTTCAGTTTCAGCGTGAAATCCACGGTTCTTCTCGATATAGAGTTCGGCAACCGAGCCAGGATTGATCGAGTAGATGACAGCCATATCGAAGTCTGCAACGGTCGAGTTATCCGAAGCCAGCGGAGTCAAGTCAGCAACATCAACCTGAACGTCCTTGGTAGGGAACGTCATCACGTCGCCAAACATTGTCTGGTTGACAGAACCAGGCATCAGCTCGGTGGTTTCGATGGTCTTGTCAAACGAGCGACGAACACCAACTTCACCAGTTTCAATACGAGTACAAGCAGCAGTCGTAGCCAGCAGACCAGCGAGCACAGCAAACTTAGCAATACGATTCATTCTAAACATTCCTTTTCAATTAAAACAAGATAACAATACCAGCAATGATGGACATCACCACTACTGTTATTACCATACTACAACCCAGAGATTTAATCAACTGAATTTTTTCTCTACCGGTTGCAGCAACAAAGAATTTCACACCGACGAACGCCAATGCAAACAGTATAAGAAAACTTAAAATCATTTTACTCATTAATTAGGTCCACTTCCATTTCCCCATGCTTTCACAGGACCTTCATATCCTGTATCCTTCCAACGTTGTTGGATTCTTTGTTCAAGATCATCCATTGCCGCTTCCTTCTCTCACTCTATATCTCTTTATAGACTCTTTTTGAGAAAAAGGCAACATTTAATTTAGGTGACGCACCGCATGGTCAGCTGCGTGAGTAGCAGCGAATGAAGCCGGCTTGATCTTCGCATCCATATTGAGCGAACCCTTAACCCATCCAAGCGCTTCCTTCACAGCAACGTTTGACTTATGCTTTGGATCCGGATTGATATCAAGATGGATTTCCATGTGACGATTGCCAAGCACTTCGATGATTTCGGTTGCAGTAGCCACGGCATAATGGACCTCAGTCAGCAGACGCTGCTTTAAGTTACCGTAGTCAGGCATGTCAACAGATTCATGGAATAGTCGGCAACCCTTCTTCGAATCCATGTGAACAATCACAACTGTAGAGTACTTGGCGTACCACGTGTTATTCTTACGAAAACGAATCGAGTCACAGCCGATATAAACCGACGACTCTTGACTCGAATCTAAGATTGCTTGCTTGGCTTCTTCAATCATTATACTTACTCAAAATATGGAGAGCCGGGTGGGATTCGAACCCACGGTTTTCAGGTTTTGCAGACCTGTGCATTGGACCACTCTGCCACCGGCTCTTGGTACTCCCGGAGGGACTCGAACCCCCAACCTAACCGTTATGAGCGGTCAGCTCTAACCATTGAGCTACAGGAGTATGGTGCGCCCGGCAGGACTCGAACCTGCTGCCTCAAAATTAGAAGTTTCG